GGAACTCTGCAAGGTTGCGTGCCTGGATCTCACGCGCATGCATGATGGTATCGAAGATGTCATAGCCAATGTTGTATTCTTTGGCCAACCAACGCAGCGCAATGTTGTCGCGCGGGTGGCAAGCACCAGCGTCGCCCATGCCAGCAGTCATGTATTTAGGTCCCATGATGCGCATGGTGGAACTGGCCAGCGCATTGGTCACAACATCCACGTTGATGTTGCCGATGCGCATGGCAAAGTCTTGGATCATGTTGGCCAAGCCCACCTTGGCTGAGATAAAGGTGTTGTAGAAGATCTTGATGGCTTCGCACTCATCCCAAGTACCAATCTCGTAGCGAGGATTGTTCTGCATGATGGGACGATACAGCTCGATCAGCTCACGGGCCAAGGCGTTGGGATTGCCGTCCTCGGTGCCGATCATGACCATCTCAGGGTTCACCATGTCCCACTTAACTGAACCCATGGCAATGAGATAAGGATTGTACAGGAACTGATGTCGCTCATCCAGGGCAGTGATGAACTTCCGGCGTGTGGTGCCCGGTAACACCGTGGATATCAGCACCACCTTCTTGGACCTATCGGCATGTAGATTGATTTTCAGCAGCGCATCTAGCACTGCTTCGTGCCCAAAGTCCCGGGGCTCTTTGTGGCTGCTGGGCACTGATCCATCATAGCCTTCTTCGTGCGGAGTTGGCACAGCGATGAAAATCCACTCGCTTTCGCGAACCAAAGTCACGATGTCGCAAACTTCAACACTGTCGCTGGTACGCGGGTAAATATCAAAACCGCGTACCTTGTAGTGCTGGGCAAACACTTCGGCACAGTCAAGGCCTAATTTTCCGAGTCCAATAAATCCAACGGTTGTTTTGTCAGTCATGCAAGTACCTTTTGAAGAAATTTATAACTATATCAGCAGCATCGCGGGCGACGATATCATAATTTACCGCTGGTACCCCCATGGCAGTAAAAATCTGTTGGACCTAGGCGAACTGGAATTCCGCCGCAGATCTTGGACCAAGTTCATGGATTCCCAGATCATGATCATGCACGATCAAGAACCCCTGGACTTCCGGCTGTACGATGCCGAATGCCTGGCAACTGAACTGCCTACTTGGTATCAGCGTCATCTGGTGCCCCTGGCCTATCAAGCCCAAAACAGCCAAGTCCTGGAGCATGTTCGTCACCTCAACCTAGCCTCTATATGTTACGGCAATGTCACGGCCGATGTCAATATCATTTGCCACAGTGAGCAGCGCAGCAGCCAAGTGGCTCTGTACCAAAACGTGGGACTGCACCCAGTTTATTGGTGGAGTCATGCTGCCATAGCCAGAGATTGGTATCGCTATGCGCAACATGACGCCAGATTGGCTCAGCAGCCTCGCCACTATGATCAAGACTTTGTGTGCTACAATCGTGCCTGGGGCGGCAGCCGTGAGTACCGTTTGAAATTTGCTGACCTGGTGCTGCACCGAGCTCTGCTGCCTGCGGCTCGCATGGGTTTCAGTCCCATCGACAATGGTGTGCATTGGCGCGATCATGTGTACCGCAACGATGCGTTCAAGGTCGGCCATGATCTAGAGTGGCTGCCCATCAATCAAGCCGGAGCTGGTTCCAGCGCCAGTTATGATCGCCATGACTACACCACCTGCTGGTGGGACGTGGTGTTGGAAACACTGTTTGATGATGATCGCTGGCATCTCACGGAAAAAACACTGCGTCCCATAGCCTGTGGCAAACCTTTCCTGTTGGCAGCCACTCCGGGCTCGTTGCAGTATCTGCGCACCTACGGCTTCAGGACCTTTGGTGACATCGTTGATGAATCCTATGACCAAATCCAGGACCCGGTACAGCGGCTTGAAGCCATAGTGGATGTCATGGACCACATCCGACAGCTCAGTACCGCGGAAAGACTGCGCATGCAGCGCGAACTGTATGATATCACTGCACACAATCAACGTCGCTTCTTCAGTGCTGAGTTCATTCATGATGTATGGCAAGAACTGCGCGACAACTTATCCCAGGCCCGGCAACATACCGCTCAACAGCGCCAAGGACGTAACTGGCAGCATCTGCGCAGCATGTTGAAGTCCAACGCCGAGCATGCGGTATTGATAGGCCAAGATAATCCGCGCAGATCGCGCAGGGACATAGCAGCTCTGCTCAGACGCTGCCGTGCGCGATCAGGCCGGCGTGCGATCCACGATGCCGTCCCAGGTGTCGGGTAGATCCTGACCGCGCAGGTCAGTGACGCGCTGACCCATTTCATCATAGAAACTGTCCAGGGCGCCGCGCCAGCGTCCGCGCAAGTGTCCCAGGGCCTGGTCCACGAAGTCCCAGTTACGACGGCGATAGTTTTCCATCATTTTGTTGTGCAGGGTGCGATACCTATCAAGATATTGCAGTTCGCTGAGCTCCAGGCTGTCCACCAAGGCATAGGCCTGATGCTGGTCCGAGCCCACGCGCATGATGTCCAACTCCAGGATCACATAGCGTCCATCCAGCTCGTTGAGTTTGTCCTTACCGATTATTATGTTCATGATGTCGTGTTCCGTAAATATGTATGATGCAATTTAGCTTTGACCTAATTTCAGATCTCAATGTTGAGTCTTGGCCCCGTCACTTGGATTTGACCCATCAAGCCACCAGTCCCATCTGTGTGGTGGCTGGCAACGTGTCGGGCGACGCTGCCACATTACGTGCTACCCTTCAGCACATCAGCAGCAATTACCAGGCCACGCTGTTCATTGATGGTATCAGCGAACACATCGACCATTGCCAAGATCTTGCCTCCAACTATAAAACTATACAGGATTGTACCCAAGATATCAAGAACCTAGTTTACCTGCACAACAACGTGTGTATCTTGCACGGCGTGGCTTTTTTGGCCACCAATGGGTGGTGGAGCTGGGATTTTGATCCCATGGGCGATGTGGCCCAAACGCAACATTGGTTCTGCCACCATCATCACTACCACAGTCATGTCACCGAAGTCATAGAGGGTCTTGCCGAAAGCGAAGCCCAATACATCAGCAACAGCATACGCAGGCTTCAGACACACAAAGATGTGGAGAGGATCGTGTTGATCACCAATGCTGTACCAGACTTTGATCTAGTATCGCACGATCCCGCGTTGGTGGGCACATACCAAATCAATACCATGGGCAATCATCACCTGTCATCGGCCCTGCTCAATGACACCGAACACAAGATAGCGCACTGGTGCGTGGGACGTTATCCCGGACACATCGACGCGGTTCGTGATGGCGTGCATTATGTCAACAACTGCCGAGGCCGGGGAGATGCTGTCATGAACCAGCCGGTATATTATCCGCGCAGGCTCACTGTGGACTTTTAATTGCTTTCAGGTTCCAGTTTGATCTGCAGGGGATAACCTTCGTGCCGGGCTGCAACTGTGACATCTATGCCCTTTTGTTCGGCTATCTCATAAGGCAGCACTGCCACCACCGCTGATCCTGCTTCGTGGATGTCAATGGTGATTCGTTCTGCGGTCAAAGGGGTATAGTCAAAATGTTCCACAAGGCTCCCAACCACAAACTCCATGCTGGTTGTGTTGTCATTGATGTATATGACCTTGAACATGGGCGGCTCCTGCAGGGCCAGTCCAGGGGTCACACGTGTCTTGGTGGTTGTTTCAGTCTGTGACATATTGAATCCTCAAAGTTGGGGGGACGTGGTCCCCCCAACGTTATTTACGCCAATTTACTTCTGGTAAGCGATCTCAATCTTCTTGGGCTTCTGGCTTTCGGGCAGGATGCGCTCCAGCTCTACAGTCAGGATGCCCTCGTTCATAGTGGCGTTTTTGACTTCCACATAGTCAGCCAAGGGGAAAGTACGCACCCACGAACGATTGCTGATGCCGTGATGCAGATACTCAACTTCGGGGCGAACTTCTTCCTGACGTTCGCCGCGCACGGTGAGCTTGCCTTCATGGAATTCAACATCGATTTCGCCCTGGCGGAAACCAGCGGCAGCGATGCGGATTTCGTACTTGTCCTCGCTGGTACGAACGATATCGTAGGGAGGATAGTTGCCCGCGGCAGCAGCAGCATCGATCTGTGTCACGATGCGATCGAACAAGCGATCGATACCAACTGAATTGCGGTAGAAGGGGGTGAGATCAAAAGATGTGATACGAGTCATTGTAGATTCTCCTTTGTTAAGCAAGAATGACTTAGATGTAGCCCGACCATCGGCACTACAAACATATTTATACAGGAAATCGTCAGTCCTGTCTATTGTTTAGGTCAGATATAACACGGAATCGCTGCCAGTCATTGCTGGCTTGCCAGGTAGTGGCAAAGAAACTGTAGAAACGTTCGTCGTCGAATGTCACACGCAGGGTGTATTTGATGGTTTTGCGCCGCATGGGCACACCATGTCGCTCGCTCCAGCGTACTAATTTTTCACACAGCAGATAGTTGGCGTGCGCAGCCGCCTGTCCACCAGCCCCAGTGGGAAGGCGGAATTCAAGATACATTACCAGCTCTTGGGCGGTAACTGCTGACTCTTGACGTAGCGTTCCCAGCGTTTCTTGGCCAGGGCGCGAGCTGTTTTGCGCCGTGTGGTGGGTTTGATATATTGTTCGCGCTCGCGCAGATCCAGCAGCACACCCGAAGCCTGTACTTTTTTCTTGAGCTTGCGCAGAGCCTTTTCTACGTTGCCATCTGTGACCAAAACTGAACGTCCGTAAAGTGCCATAGTCTCCTCGTTATACTGTTGTGGGATTATTTACTTGATCAGCGTCGATGTTAAGCTGTTTCAAGTCTCGCTCGCGATACGAGCAAAGTTCGTACATGTGTGGCATCAGCACCTTTTCCAGTTCGCTGTGCAATGCCCTGGCCCCGGTGCCAGTCTTTATGGCCCGTTGCACCACAGCCGAGATGGCATCAGGTGCCACTTCCAACGTGATGCCATCTTGGGCAAACAACCACTGATATTGTTGGATGTAGTTGTTCTTGACCTCGGTGAGGATGCGTACCATGTCATCCTCGGTCAAGTGTCTCAGCGCCACAGTGGTGGGAAAACGTCCCACAAACTCCGGGATCAGACCAAACCTTACCAAGTCATCTGGTGACACTTGATCTAGGTGCACATCGTTTTGCGTCTTGACAGGATTGGTGAATCCTATGCTGCTACCATGCAACCGTCGCTGTATGACACCATCCAGCCCCACGAAAGCGCCGCCCGCTATGAACAGGATGTTGCTGGTATCGATCTCCAGCATGTCACCGCCGGGATGCTTGCGACCGCCTTGCCCTGGTATACGGCATACTGTGCCTTCCACCAACTTCAGCAGAGCTTGCTGCACACCTTCACCACTGACATCGCGAGTGATGCTGGTGCTTTCGCTCTTGCGCGATATCTTGTCAATCTCATCCACAAACACGATGCCACGTTCTGCGCGTTTGATGTCATAACCTGAAGCAGCGTACAGTCTGCTGATCAGGCTTTCCACGTCATCGCCCACATAACCGGCCTCGGTGAGGCTGGTGGCATCCGCGATCACAAACGGAACATCCAAGAAACGTGCTATGGTACGCGCCAGCAGGGTCTTGCCCGACCCAGTTGGTCCCAGCATCAAGATGTTGCTTTTTTCCAGTTCCGGTGCCGACTTGGGCCGGTTTAGTCTCTTGTAATGGTTGACCACCGCCACCGACAGAACCACCTTGGCAGCATCTTGACCTATGATGAACTGATCCAGGAAGGCCTTGAGGCTGCGTGGATCTAGATTGTCGATGCTAGTTGGTTGTTCGACATCCTCAGGATTGGTAAGAAGGTCGGTGCAGAGGGTCACGCATTCATTACATATTGCGACTCCGTCACCTACTATGAGTTTGGAAACAATGTCCTTGTGCTTGCCGCAAAAACTACATGTGTTTTCGTATGTCTTGGCCTTGGCTTCGCTCACTTGCCCTCCGGACGTAGTTTGGCTTCAATCTTGGATTTCTCACTTTCGGTCAGTAGATCAGCGTCGTACTGGCCCGAGCTCAATCGGTCTATCAAGAAATCTATATAAGCAGGATTGTAAGTATAACTGTCAGTTTGCTCTTTGTCAACCTGTATCCATCTATCGCCGTTGAACTTGAACAACTGTGTGGGCATGCCATTGGTGGCCAGGAACATGTCGCCTTTGAGGGCCTGTGTTGGGAAGTAGTTTCCAAATGTCACGTCCCGCCGGATGCGAGGATCATCAAGATAGTCCATCCATGGCAGGCCGGCTATCTTGCCTTCTTCCACCAATCTACGTTGTTCTTTCAATGTGGCTTTGGGATGGTCGGCCTTCCAAAGAGCCTTGACTTGCTTGATCACGGGATGGGTACCCATGGCATCCTCATCATCTTCCATGTCGCGCGTGGTGTCGGTGGGTACCGCTACCACCACGGCAGGCTTGTCAGCTTGGCTAGGCAGCTCGGGCTCGGGTGTTGGATCCGGAGGTGGTTCTGCCAAAGGTTTGATGAGATCATCATTGATATACAATACCGCGGGCACATTTGGGAGATCTGGTTCTGCGGGCGGTGTCTCGGGCTGGGGCGGCTCTGCCGGCGCGTCAGGCACTGGCGTCACGGCTGCGGTCTTGGACTCACGGTGCCATTTTAGGCTTTCTGTGGCGGCCAGCAGCATCATGATGGCCAAGGGATCAAACACGGCCACCAGCAGGATCGTGACCCAACGCACAGCTCGCTCCAAGAGGTTGCTGTCGGGGTTGTCGCCATAGATCAAGGCCGCTATGTATTTGATGGGACCAACCTCGGCCTCGACCTTGCGTAGATCGGCTGCGATGGGTGCTCGCTGCTCGTTGAGCCGGGCTATCTCGGCGTTGATGGCCTCGATTCGCTTCTGTGATTCATCGATGTCGCGTTGCACAGCACGCCGTTCGGTGCGCTGCTGAGCCCGGATCTGCACCGAGCGTTCTGCGCTGCTTTCGGTGGTGCCTCGGCTCAAGCGTTCGTTGACTTGCGCGTCCAACTGTGAAAGGGTGTTGCGGGCTGCGGTGATATTGTCACGTTCGGTCTGGATGTACTCGCGCTGGATACGGATTTTTTCATCTATCAATGACACCTGGGCAGCCACGTCACCCGTGGGCACGGCCTGGTCCAGGTGCGCTTTGCTGAGGAAACCAAAGATGCCCATGCTGGTCAGGAACATCAAGGCGATCACTGCCGGCACCAGATACAGTTTCATTATCCAGCGGCATCGGCTCCAGTATTCATGCAGCCACAGCGTGGTGCTGAGCTTGGCCGCTTCCAACATGCTGCCCATGATGATGATGGGTATAGTGGCGGCGGAAAAGATCGCGGCGAGACCCACAATGGAATAATATGCGGCCACTGCGCTGAGACTCAGCGCCACTACAAACATAATGTAGGTCAGGATCATAGTAAGATTTATTTATTGGATGGTGGGCGATCTTTTTGTACCGCTTCAACCCCCAACTTCGTGGCTATCCACACCGCAAAGCGGTGGTCTGGAACCCTAAACCACGTATATAATCCCTGAGGATACTGCCCTAGGTACATCATCCTTTCCAACTTTCGTCGGAATCGAGGTTGGCAAGACCATGCTTGTCCGTACAAGCGGCGGCACTCCGCCATGACGCTGTACCATTGGCGGGTATTTGTGATCCTGATCCAGACCTTGTCATAGTTTTTCATCGGCCTCGAATCCACGGAATCTCACGAACCTTGGGAATCGGAGGCTGTAGGATCCGTCTTGGTTTTGCGTGACAGCGTCAGCTTGGACTTCAACCACGTGACCAACCAAGTCACGTCGATGGTTCCAATACTCATCACGGTCGCTATCACTAAAACCACTACCAACATTGACACGGATACGACGTCCATCATCTACTCCTTCGCAGACCATGGCACCCAAGCGACCTTCGTTGCGCCCGGTACCTTGTTCAAATTCCACGATCTCCAGATCCACAGTGATCGTGGGCTTCCACTTCATCCAAAAACTGCTGCGTTTGCACTCGTATGGTGCATCCAGGCTTTTGATCATGATGCCTTCAAATCCTTGCGTCACTGCATCCTGGGCAAAGCGCCGCATGATGTCGTGACCCTCGGCGGTGTCGAGATCTACTTCCAGTCCCGGCATGATGCGCAGGCAAGTGAAAGATTCCTCCAGACGTTCACGAGCACCATCCAACACAGCCAATCGCTTGTATTGCTGGGCGTTCCAATGTCCACGTTCAAAGTCCGCCAAGGGCAGGATGTCAAAGATGTGATACACCATGTCATCGGTCTTGGCATTGCTCTTGCGATGAGCTTGCTTCATGAGCTTTTGGAAACTCTCGCCCACGATCTCTCCGTCCAAAACAAATGACGGTGTCTTGATGTACTGCCGGAACAGATGAGCATGTTCTTCGATGCTTTCGGCGATCTGGGGGAAGTTTTCAAACACCTTGCCATTGCGGCTGTACAGCGCCACCGACGCGCCCGACACAACTGCCAGCACACGCACGCCGTCCAATTTGCATTCCAGTCGCTTGTTGCCTTTGAGTTTGGTGGGTTGATCTGTGCTGTCCTGTGCCAATTGGCAGGTGAACACTGGAATCTTCCAATCGGTTTTGGATAAGATTTTGTTGAGAGTTTTTTCACTGATACCACAGCGTAGGTCCTTGATCAACACACGCCGCGCCAGGCCATTCCATTCATCGCTGTCAAAGTCGGCCATGACTTCTTCGATGGCTTCTCGAGCCCGACCGCCTGTGACGGATCGGGTGCGCAGGCTCTCGCACAGGGCCCAGAAGCGAGTCCAAGGATTGGGTCGTCCGGTCAAGCCCGCGCTTTCTGGAACCTTGCGCACGTGATAAACGTAGTAAGGGTTATAGGCCAAGAAACAATTGAACAGGAAACCCTGGGCCGCGGCACTGCCCAACTTGGCTGCCATCAGGGCCTTTTCAATCACCCGTTCTTTGTGCAGTCGGCTGTCGGAACTTTCTAGGTCACGTATCCAATCTGCCGCCATTTGTTGTCCGTTGAATTCAGCACGACCGTAGTCAATCATGCGTTGCTCCTTACTTATTGGTACAGATCATTGAGAAGAGTCCGCAGTGAACTCCAATCGGGCCATGCGGCCTGTATACATGTTGCGTCGAGCATGCCAGGTCATTTCCAACACCTGGTTGGTGGGGAATCTCACCCACACCTTTCGAGCAGCATGATCGACGTCCACGATGGAACATTGCACCCCGCGACCCCGACCTTGCTCGGTATCGTTGTAGACAGTGATGTTCTCACCCTTGCGCATGTTCACGCTCGATACGGTTGGCATGTGTCAACAATGCTGCCTGTGCGTTTTCCAATTGCGCACAGATGAAGTAGAGATCTTCCGCGCTGATCTGCTCGCCTTCGTGCGACAGCACGAAACCGGCCTGCTGGCATTGATCCGCCACGCGCTCCAAGGTGAGTTGATTGCTGTTGTCCATCACTTGTCTCCCATCAGGTATTCAGAGATGATCCACTTGGCACGATTGATCGTCTGGCGCGCATCTTCGGTGTTCTCCCAGTTGATCTCTTCCTGGGCGTCACTCAGCAGGCTCATAGCCATCATGCCCGCGCCGGAAAACCGGAACGTCAGGCTCTGCTCCACTGCCTCGCGCATCTGCGCTTCGGTGCAACCAAACATGCTGACCTGACGTTTTTCTTGTTCGGTGAGTGATTCGTAAACTGTGGTAGCCATCGTGTGCTCCTTGTTGTCCAGTTTCAATATTGTATGAGAAACGATTCGTTTTGTCAACCGTGCGTGGCGTAGTACTCAGCATCTGCGTCCGCTGAGGCTTCGGCGTACTCAGCGGGGTCCTGATCAAACTCGCCCGCTTCCCATGCCGCCAGTACCTCGTGTACCTCTTCTTCGGGAATCTCTAGGATGCGAGCTATTTCTGGCTCCTTGATGCCATCATCAAAATACATTTCAATGATGTCGATTTGCTGATTTGCGAAAAATCCCATGTGTTGCTCCGTTTTCTTACTGTAGTCACAGTATAGCAAATCTGGGGTTTCTGGTCAACCAGAAAAAGACGTTGAAAATCAATGACTTACGCGCCCTGATCTAGGGGGTCTAGCAGAATCAATGACTTACAGGGACTGAGTGACTGTGCTGATGCCCGCATCGCCCAGGGCTTTGATGTTGCGCCCCTCGCGCAGGCTGGCAATCAAGGCCTGCCCACTGACATTGCCAGTCTGGGCCATGAGCTCCAGCATCTGGTTGGGACCACCGGATTCTTGATCCACGCCCCACTGATGCGTGAGCTCGGCAAAAATCATGGCGCTGCTGCGATCGTAGGCGGTGAGGTTGTTGATGTCGATCTCGGCCAAGGCCAAGTTGTCTACCTGGCGCTGCATCATGGCCACCACGTTGGCCCAACCGTTGGTGGCGTTGGCCCAGGCCGTGTTGTTGTTGGTGACCACGGTGTTGAGCGCTGACGTTGCCGCAGGTATCAGTCCCGAGGTCATGGCCGCTTCTCGTGCCTGCACCAAGGTGTTGCCGCTGTAGGTGCCAGCTGCTGGACCAGCGGGAATCACGATATCAATGCTGACCCCTAGGTCCTGCACATAGGCATCGGTGTTGAGCGTGTAGTCCATGTAGGTGTAGATACCGTTGGTGCCACTGCTGGGACTGCCGCTGTTGGCTGTGAGGCTGCTGAAGTCTATGGCCTGGAGGTTGCCCACCACTTGACTGAAAGGTTCGGTCAGGCCCAGACCGCTGGGCGAGCCGCAGATGTCGGACACTTTGAGGCTGCCGCCCTCGCCGGTACCGTTGCCGAGATTGCTGGCCAAAAAGTTTGCCACGCCCGTGGGCACCGGCTGCGTGGCCTGCTCGATTAAAGGTAGCCCTGCATTGGTCTCTACCAAGGACATGGCTCTGGCCAAGCCAGGCAGATCGCTGTTGGTGATACCCGCTATCTGCTGGAGACTGCGTGCCATGCTTTTGTTGGCCAAGGCCACTTCTGGCGGTGTGATCTTGCTGAGTATGTCTAGGCCCGTGACATTGTTGGGACCGGTGTAGATATTGACCGGATCGCCCACGAACAATGCCCGCAGGCTTTGGTTCACGGCCCAGGTACCTCCGCCGCCTTTGTAGAGGTTCAGCAAGGAGGTGGTACTGGGGCAAAGCAGGTATTGGAAACTGTTGGGGAAGATTTTCTGCGGGTCCAGCAACTGCGCCATGTTGGTGAATCCCACCTGTAGCACACCCAGGATTGACAACACCTGGCGCAGGTTGTCGCCGGTCACGGCCAACATGACTTTGTAGGCTATCTCTTCTTCTTGGTTGGTCAAGGTGTTGTTGCCCAAGGCAGTATTGCTGATGCTGGTACCACTGACCCCTGCTGCACTCAGCAAACTGCTGATGGTGGGAATTTCGCCGCCGCTGACACGACCTATTTGTGCCAGCAGTTCACCTGGGAGGCCTAGGTCATTGAGATTCTGCAGGCTTATGAGTTGTCCCAACAGCGCCATGTCTTGGCTGGTGGCCACGAGATTGCTGGTGAACTGATTCAAGGATCCCGTGGTCACTGTGTTCATGCCACCGGTGTTGATGTCAAACGTGGCATTGAGACTGCGCAGGGCTGCTTGGTCGGCCAGCACGCTGTTGCTTTGGCTTTGGTAGCCCACTGAGCTGAGAAATATCTGCGCGAACTGGCTGGCATCGCTGGTCATGCGATCGTTCAAGGTGTCCAGGTAGGTGGTCAGCGTGGCCGTGGCACCATCTATGGTCGTGGTCCAGAAGCCCGCAGACTGCACCAGGTTGGCAGGATCTTTGCCAGTGACGAAGTCAGCCACGGCTGTGTATAGACTGCCGCTGGTGGCTTCATAGGTGGTTTGCTGTCCCAGCGTGTAAAATTGATTGATGTCGAATTCGGCCACGGGATAGATGCTGTTGGCCGTGACTCCGGTTGGCAGTTGGTTGACCGCTGCTGGAAATATAGAGGCTCCGTAGCTCTTGAGACTGGCCGAGGCTGATGTGGCATTCGCAGCGCAGCTCTCCAGTAGGTCCACAAACTGTCCCACCACTGGCACGCTGAGATAGAGACTGGTGCTGTTGTCCAGGGCAGCGGCCACGCCAATGGCCGTGCCTATGTTGCTGGGTGGGTTGGGCACCATGCCAGCTGTGACTATGCTTTGGACCGCGCTGAGGGCCATGCGTCAACCTATAAAGACATTGGGACTGCCTTTGGCAATCTTGGTACAACTGCTGTAGGAGTCGCCCACGCGGGCTGCGTTGCGATTATTGATGAACACTGTGCTGCTGCCGCCCGAGATGGCGGCGCTGTGTATGGGGCACTTCTTGCCGGGCTTTTTGTGCGGCGTGTTCTTATCGCCCTTGCGTGCCGCCCCTATGTTGTTGATGTAAACATCACCGCTGGCACCTTGTACGTTGTGCTTGCTGCAATGTACGACTCCGGCGTCACCTTTTCTCGCTGCTGCTGGCATTGTGATATTCCCTGTTCATGAGCTCGTCAAATCTCTGCTCCCACTGATGCAACTGCTCGTGCTCGGCATCGGTGTGCGGCGGTGGCGGGACTTCGGGAGCGAATTCAATGACGTGTTCGATGTCATTGGGTATATCTTCAAATCGGTCAAACGTACACAGTTTGCCCTGTGCCATGACCACGAATCTATGGGGCATGTCAGCCAGTTAGGATCTGCTTGCTCACGGGCTGGATGCCTGTGGTGATCTGGATCCAACTGTTGCGCACGTCTTCCCGAGTTTCGCCTACCAAAACCCAGCTGTGCTTATTTAGTACCACGTTTTTTTCAAGATTGGCGCTGAACATGCCGGGCATGAGCTGTAGGCCTTGCGGACTGAGCGCAGTGAGAATGGGATGTTCCAACACCACATCATCTTCGCGGATTTCCACGACCTTGGCCACGATCTCTTCGCCAGTGGTGAGTTTGAAACTTTGTACTTCGTTGATTTGTATGTTCATAAGGATTGGTTCGCCAGTGAGTCTCGCAGTTGCATTTCTGTTAGGAGTTCGCCTGCGGTCTTTTTATTTAAGCCCGCCCAGCCACCCTCCACAAGAATCTTGCCGCGATAGAAAATTTGCGGCACCGTGCGGAGACCCTGGTTCACGATGAAATCGCGAGCCTCGGTGTCATGATCGATGTTGATGACTTCGAATCGTAGTTGGTGCTGCTCCAGGAACTTTTTGGCAGCATCGCAATAAGGGCAAGTGGTCTTGGAATAAACAGTGATCATAGGCTGAGTCCTTTGAGAGTGTTTTCGGTGACATCCTGTTTGGTACCACCAATCACATAACTGACGATTTCGGTTTCCTGGGGCGCGACCTGCACTTCGGCACCCGCGATCCATTTCTGGGTCCAGGGCAGGGGATTGCTGCCACCGCGATACTGACTGGGAATGCCCAGGGCAGTCATGCGCTTGTGTGCGATCCACTCGATGTAGTCACATAACAACTGTTCGTTGAGGCCTATCATGCTGCCATCCCGGAACAGATAATGTGCCCAGGCCTTTTCTTGATCCACAGCAGACTGGTACATGGCGGTCACTTCGGCCATGCACTGTTCCCGTATGTCAACATAATCGGGATCATCCTGGGGCAGCAGTTTCAGCATCTGCTGTGTGAATGCCAAGTGGATGTTTTCGTCTCGCGCGATGAACTTGATGATCTTGGCATTGCCCTCCATTTTCTTGAGTTCGGCAAAGGCCCATGAACACGCAAAGCTCACGTAGAAACGTATACCTTCCAGCACATTCACGCTGGCCAAGGCCAGCCACAATCGGCGTTTGAGTTCGCGTAGTTCCAGTCGGACTTCGCGACCATTGACTCGATGCTGGCCAGGACCCAGTACCTGGTACCAATTGCTGTATTCAACCAGATCATCGTAGTAGCGCGTGATGTCTTTGGCACAGGTCATGATGTCTTCGATCTCGGTCATCTCATCAAACACCCGGCTGGGATCCGAGTATACGTTGCGGATGATGTGCGTGTAACTGCGGCTGTGTATAGTTTCGCTAAAGGTCCAGGTGGCGATCCAAGTCTCAATCTCAGGCAGCGTGGCCACGGGCAGGAAGCCAAGACTGGGTGCGCGACCCTGCACCGAATCCAGCAGGATCTGGCGCTTGAGGTTGCTGGTAAAGATGTGTTGCTCCCAGGAAGTCAGCTCTTTGAAGTCCTTGGCATCGCGCAGCACATCTACTTCTTCGGGGCGCCAGAAAAAACCCAGTTGCTTGTCGGTGAGTTTGTCAAAGGCACGATACTTCAAGGTGTCGAATCTCTGCATGCCCATGCCACCGCGCGGGTCAAGGAAAGCCAAATTTTTAGTGTGGTCTTGACCACCATTGATGTTGAGTACGCTCATTGTTGTCTCGTGTTATATAACGCAACTATCGCAATCAGCCTCTTGGGTGGCTTCGGCAGCCGGTGGCGTGTTGGAGCGACTGACCATGCGGTCCACGTCGATCTCGCCGGATCCATCGTAGGTGTTGAAGTAGTAAAGTTGTTTGATGCCATACTTATAACACATGACCAAGTGCCGCAGCATCTCGCTCATGGGTATTTTTTCTTCTTCATAGTGTTGCGGATTGTAGCTGGTGTTGACCGAGATGCCTTGGTCAATGTACTTCTGCAGCACTGCCATGATGCGCAGGTAACCTTCGGGACTGGTTTGATCCCACAGCAATTCATATTTGTTTTTCAAGCGGCGATATTCAGGCACCACTTGTTTCAGCACGCCATCCTTGCTCTGTTTCACAGAAACATAACTGCGGGGTGGTTCCACACCATTGGTAGCGTTGGAGATCTGTGCCGAGGTCTCAGCAGGCATCAGGGCCATGAGCGTGGAATTTCGGATACCGTGTTGACGCAGCGCACCGCGCAGTCCTTGCCAGTTCACATGATCCTGGTGCGGTACCAATTCATCCACTTCGCGTTTGTAGGTATCCACGGGCAGGATGCCGGTGTGATACTTGGTCTCGTTGCTCTTGGGACAAGCACCAAATTCACGCGCGAGATCCACGCTGGCACGGATGAGGTAGTAGCTCCAGTGCTGGGCCCAGCGATCCAGTTCTGGCAAACAGGCCGGATCCGAATAGTTGTAGTCGTTTTTGGCCAACCAGTAGGCGAGATTGATGATGCCCACGCCCAAGGGACGGCGGCCTTCGGTGGCCAGGCGTGCGGCCAAGATGGGATAGTTTTGATAGCTCAGCAGGGCATCAAGTCCACGCACAGCCAGGGTGCAGGCCTTTTCCATGTCCTCGGGATCACGGAACGCGCCCCAGTTGATGGCTGAAAGGGTGCAGAGAGCGATCTCTCCGTTGGGATCATCCACGCTGTTGAGGGGCTTTGTGGGCAGGTCGATCTCGCAGCAGAGGTTGCTCTGGCGTACCGGTGCCACGTCGGGCAGGAAACTGCCATGGCTGTTGGCGTGATCCACGTTCATGAGATACACACGACCCGTGTCTTTGCGTTCCTGCATGAAGCGCGTGAACAGTTCCACGGCCTTGATGGTTTTCTTGCGCAGTTTGGTGTTGCGTTCGGCACGTTCATACAGTTCACGGAAACGATCCACGTCACTGAAGAAAGCGTCGTACATTTCCGGCACATCATGTGGAGAGAACAGCGTGATGTCACCGTTGGTGAGCAGGCGTTCATACATGACCTTGTTGAACTGAACGCCATAGTCCATGTGGCGCACACGATTATCATCGGTGCCTTTGTTGTTCTTCAGCACCAGGAGGTCTTCCACTTCAAGATGCCAGATGGGATAATACAGTGTGGCAGCACCGTTGCGCACACCACCTTGGCTGCAGGAACGTGTGGCGGCCTGGAACAGTTTGTAGAACGGAATCACGCCGGTGTGATAGGCATCGCCGTTGCGTATGGGTGACTTGATGGCACGGATGCGACCAGCGCCGATGCCAATGCCGGCCTTTTGGCTCACGTATTTCACGATGCTGCTGGCCGTGGCATTGATGCTGTCCAGGCTGTCATCGGTCTCGATCAATACGCAACTGCTGAACTGCCGCATGGGTGTGCGCACTCCAGCCATGACAGGTGTGGGCAGCGAGATCTGGTGTGTGGATATGGCATCATAATAGTCTTTGATCCACATCATGCGCGACTCGCGGGGATAACGGCTGAACAGCGTGGCAGCGATCAACAGATAGGCCACTTGCGGTGTTTCGTAAATGTCTTTGGTGACGCGATTCTGCACCAGATACTTGCCCCGGAACTGTTCCATGGCTGCATAAGTCAGTTCTTCGTCACGCTCGTGCTTGATGAAACTGTTGAGACGGTCCCACTCTTCCTCGCTGTAGGAGGTCAGCAGTTCTTGATCATAGAAGCCCGCGGCCACGTTTTGTCGTACCAGAGCCAAGACATGCCAGGGTTTGAAATCATTGTAGACCTGCTTGCGTAGATGATAGCAGATCAATCGACCAGCCACGTACTGGTAGTTGGGCGTTTCTTCCGAGATGAGATCCGCTGCGCTCTTGATCAGTGTTTCTTGGATGTCCGTGGTGGGGATACCGTTATAAAACTGCAGATGGCTTTTGATCTCTACTTCGCTGGCGCTGACCCCGGTAATGTCTTTGGTGGCCCAAAACACCACGCGGTGTAGTTTTTCTAGATCCAGTTGCTCCTTGCGACCATCTCGTTTCAATACCAGTATCTGTGTCATAATGCTATCCTAATAGGTGACGTAGTTCACCGCCGTCGATGAATTTTCGGGGAGGCTTGGGCAACGATGCGATATTTAACAACTCACCCGGCGCCCAATTCATAACATATATTCCCTGGTTCACCAGGACTAAATTGTCATCTTGGGTCTGCGCCAATTGGATGTCATGTACATCGCTGCGATCAACGATCATCACAGTATACAGCATGCCCACGGCACGTGCAAGATCACAGAACACATTGTCGGCCAAAAGATCCCAGGGACCAGGCCAACCTCGACGGTCGTCCCAGTGCAGATAGTAATTTACCATGGGGGCGCGCCACCACCAATTATTGATGACCTCTAGAGCCTGCGGCAGGTCTAGATCTCGGCATTGTAGGCGCAGATCATGCCATTCCTGCAACCGCTCTTCAAATACTGGCGGCCACATCAAGCTAGATTGGAAACAGTATAGGTTAGATTTGTATCAAAGCCGCTGTTGGTGGTGTCATACTGCACCTGCATGACGTTCAACACCTGTGCGGTGTTCCAGGTCACGCCAACATCTGCGGTCTCGGTATAGTCATCAGTGTAGCTCCAGCTCGTGGTACTGTCGTCGGGACCTGAAGTCACTGTCAGCACACCGTGTCTCACATCAGCATCGCGGATCATGGTGTATCTCAATTGGAACGCTCGCACGTCTAAGGTATTGACTTCCAGCAGCACACCATCGGTGGTGTTGTTGGCCAACACCGCGGTGCGTCCTGGATTCTGTGTGAACCGTCCCAGTTGTACCTGGTTCATGCCCAGCAGCGGACTGCCGCCGGCGCTGACCTGTACACGCGGAACTTGGAAGTTGGCCGCGTCGCTGCGCGCGAAAAAGTCATTGACCGACACTGATCCATCGCCAATAAAGTCAATCACCGGTGTCACTGGGTTGCTGCCACCAATGTTGAAGCCCACGTTGTAGAAAACGTTGTAGGCGGTACAGTTGAGGCTGGTGTTGTTGAATATCACGCCTTCGGCATAGATATTATCAAAGAAGTTATGGATGATGCGGAAGCCCGTGGGTCCCGGCGCTGATGCATATTCCAGCACCACGCCCTGGCTCAGGGTTTCGAATCTACTGTTGCTGACAGTGATGGCTCGAGCAGGATTGCTGGTCTTGATGCCATAGGCGATGTTGAGAAATGCGCACTTGTCAAAGGTGATGTCAGAGCAGACGCGAGCATTGTCATTGAAACGAACACCGGCCACCTGTGGTAGTGGAATGCTGCCGGAGTCTTCCAGTTCCAGTTGGGTGACGTTGCCAACAAAGTTCACGCTGTCAAAGTAGCATTGCACACCGGAATCGGCCATGACCACATCGGTGTCCACAGTGGAGCGGAAGCTCATGCTGGAAATTTCGATGTTGCGCGGCAACACCGCACCACCGCTGCCCATGTTGACACCAACTTGGCCCAGGCTGTCGGCATATTGCATCACGCGGTCAGCAAAGCTCTCATCCAGTCTTGGTTCCAACTGTATGATGGTACAGTCTGCGCCCTCGCCCACGAGTTTGGCAAAGGATGGTACCAGGATGGTCTCGGTGACCTTGTAGGTGCCCGCGGGAAAGTACAGCATGCGTCGCACCTGGGTGTTGGCTTCGCGTGTGTAGAGTTGATCCAGGGCACGCTGTATAGCGTCAGTGTCATCGGTGACGCCGTCGCCCACGCAACCAAAGTCACGAGCCGATGCGAAATCGTCCAGTTTCTGTTGCGTGGTGCGCACGATGGGATCGCTGGGGCTGGGGCCGGTCTGCGCAGCATAGCCCACGGCTATGTCTTCGTAGGTATAAAAACTATAGGCAGTGAGATCTGAAAATTCTGTGAGGATTTCGGTGTTGCCGATCACGGGCGCACCGTCGGTCAGTGTGCCGTTGCCTATGAACAGTCGTCGACTGTCGGTACACCAACCCAGCTCAGCGCCGGACAGTTGTGGCAGGTTCTCGGTGAGACCTTTGCGGTTGGTGATCCTGGAGATTTGTACTATAGCCACGTTTCTTCCTCAATTCTAAGGGTATTTATGCGCTTAGATAGTACTGCTCAAGACGTTTCCACCACTGATCAGTGTAGTGATCAAACTCATCGCCTTCCAACACAAACTGCTGGTATTGCGGTGGTACAGTGATGTTCATGCTGGCATCCTGCTCGGGACGCACACACATCATGATCACGCCACGACGGATGTCTGTGCCGTGCAGCTCGTTGTGGGCCGCAGCATAGGCAGCCAGCTGCAGGAAGTAGTCCCCGATCCACTCGCGACGCTTGGGTTTGTTGGTCTGCTTGTAGTCCAAGATCGCGGGTTGGCCTTGATGCAGACCCACACCATCCGTGGTTCCCGCGTAGACCTGGGGGAAATACAGCGGTACTTCCACGCCCCAGAATTCATCCACATGCCCCCGTAGACCTTGATCAATAACAGTTTGTGCCATGGCATGACTGGCCCAGGCAAAGGGATTATTGGGACGCGGACGCAGCTCACCGGTCAAGATATAGTGTTCTAGATAGGTGTGCATCTTGGTGCCACGATTGGCAGCTTCGGTGGTGATCTGCTGGGCCTGCTCAGTGCCCACTCGGCGTTTCCACTCCTGCAGAGCGCGTCGAGCTTCTTCGGGTTTGGTGCGATCCAGCACAGTGGTCACTGATGGCACACGGGCACCATCGGGCGTGGAATACATACGACGCCCTTCCACACTGGTGCGATCCAGGGGCGTGTACAGAAATTTTTCTACCAGCATTAGACTCGGAAACTCTCTCCGCAACCGCAGCGGTCGCGTTCATTGGGGTTGATAAATTCAAAACCTTCGTTGAGGCCTTGGCGCTGCCAGTCCATGGTCAGTCCGTTGACATAGGGCAGGCTGCTGCCATCCACCCAGATACGGACTCCATGTTGCTCGTACACAAATTGATCCTGTGTCGCCGGAGCCGCGTCCACGAACTCCAGCACATAGGCCAGTCCCGAGCAGCCCGTGGTCTTGACTCCCACACGTATGCCCAGACCTTGACCTCGGCGGGCCAACTGTTGACGCACTTTGTCAGCAGCATTTTCAGTCAGCGTTATCATGCTTCTTACGATAATCCTCTATGGCTGCTCGGATAGCGTCTTCCGCGAGTATCGAACAATGTATCTTTACCGGGGGCAAGGCCAACTCTTCTGCGATATCGGTGTTGCGGATTGTTGCTGCCTGATCCAGTGTTTTACCCTTGACCCACTCTGTGACAAGGCTTGACGAAGCAATCGCTGAGCCACAGCCGTAGGTTTTGAATTTCGCATCAGTGATGACGCCATGGTTGTCCACCTTGATTTGCAGTTTCATCACATCACCGCAGGCCGGGGCGCCTACCATCCCAGTGCCTACGTCAATGTCGTGTTTGTCAAATGATCCCACGTTGCGTGGGTTCTCGTAATGGTCGATGACCTGCTGGCTATAAGCCATGCCGTCTCCTTTCAATCACGTAGTATTTTACGACTTTTTGCTGACTAGGTCTACGAGTTTGGCCTGCAGCATCTTGGCCCAGAACGGCTGGGGCAGATTCCATCCAACGAATGCTCCAATCAACAACCAGAAAAGTGCGTCCATTATCATGCTCCTTTTTTTGCTGCTCGCATGGCGTTTTTGTTCACCACTTGTTGTGCCTTGTCAGTGGCCATTTGTGTGGGATCGGCCTTGGCGCCGTGAAACACCACTTGACCCGATGTGTTGTCCCCGTCGATGTTGCGGATCAAACCATTCAGCGGTGGCTGCTGGCTGAGATCTCTCAGCTGGGCCGGTGTGATGTTGATGCCCAGGCTGGAAGCGATGTTGAGGAACGAACCAATGTTGATTTTCTTGTCGGCGTCAGAATCTTCGGCCCGTCCCATGAGAAACTTGGCCACTGCCGCCAGTCGTTCCGGACTCACGCCAGTGACTTCAGTGACCTGCATGTCAGCGTCTTTCGCGGCCCAGGGCTGCTGTATCGTCGCTTTCGGGCTCTTCTTCTTCGTCGTCGGCCGGAGGTGGCGCTGGAAGTTCTGCACCCATTTCGGCACCGGCTTCGGCACCGGCTTCAGCGCCCAACTCAGCACCCATCGCGGCGCCCACTTCAGCACCTACGTCACCGGGCACCACTGGGGTCTGTCCAGTCAAGGCACCCTGCGCGCCTTCCAGTGCGGTCTTGGCGGTCTGCACACTCTGCAACAGAGTGGTAAGTGCAGCACTGGCGGCGGCTTGGAACGCCGTGGCCTGTTCCACGCCCATGTCATTCTTGATGCTCTGGCTCAAGGCCGGCAGATCTTTGAACTGCATCTCACTGACGTCTTCCATCATGCCCTGCACTTGGTCCACCATGTCCTGCGCGGCCAACACTACCTGGGCCTGTTGCAGTTCGCTTTCCACCAAGTTCACGCTTTCCATGGCCGTGGTGGCCGAGGGCGGTGCGCTGAGTTGCTTCTGTAGATCGCGCAGCTCATCTTGCTTGGCTTTGATGGCATCGCGCAGTTGCTTTTTGCGCTCTTGATCAGCCATGCGCATCTTGGCAGCAGCCTGGGCAGGGTTGGCCACAGCAGCGGTGTTGCCTGCGGGACCAGCAGCGCCGGCGGCCTGGGGAGGATTCTGTTCGCTGAGACGGCCCACCAAGGCCTGCTCCATCATCAGGAGCTGCAGATATGCACCATCTTTTTCGCTGTGGTGGAATCGCGCACTGTTGCGGGCTTCGCCCAGCAAACGGCGTACCTGTTCCAGCATGCCCTGGGCACGGCGCGGGCCTATGCGGGCCAAATCTATGGCTTTGCCTGTGTGGCTAGCGAGAGCCTGTGCCAGTTGTGCAGATTGGCGTGAGTCGCCGAGTTCGTGCAATTTCATCATTAAATCCTCTTATCTGAATGTATTTAGCACGGCCAATGCATTTCGATAATCTGTTTTTGGCTTCGCGCAGCAGTTGTCGTTTGAGTTGCAATTTGTCTTGGATCGTGTGGCGTAGGTCAGGGTCTTGTACACGGCGCAGCAACACAGCGGTATGAGCGATGTCGCGCTGTACACGTTGCACCTGTTGATCCCAGCGGGCTATGTCGCGGCTGAGCTCAAATCTGCGGTGCCGTTCGGCCACGCACCAGCTCATGGCTGTGCGCACATTGCTGGCCATGAACTTGAGATCACCGTTGTGATACACCTGGGCCTGATCCGGGGCCTGGATGATCTCCCAATCGCCAAATACCTGATACCGTCCGCGATCCTGTGTTATGGTGTGGCGCTGCAGGGACAGCATGTCTGGTCCCACTATGCGATGTAGTTTTTGCAGCAGCAGATCGTCTTGCATCAAGGTTTGAAAATATAAGTTACAGCCAGCCAGCCCACCACGCCCAGCAGAGTCACTATGATGGTGCCTCCCCAGGCGATGAGTTGATCAGATCGTTTGGTGGCCATGCGTGACACAAGGTCATGCACATCATTCACTGTGCCATTGAGCTCGCTGACCTTGACTTCAACTGTTTTCAGTTGATTTTCTAGAAATCTGTAGCGTTCTGCACACAACTCAACGTGGGCTTCCAGACTCTTTTTCTCTATATCAGTTGTATCAGCCATCTAAACAATCTCCAATGCGATTATTTAGCTTTAATTCACAGAGAACCAAGTGTTGCAGTCCGGTCCCGAACACGTTATAAATGCCGCTAGACCTGGTGTTTCATCAAGATCCATGATCATGGGCACACCTTGTGCATCTTGTTTGAGCTGTCCCACGGCATCCTCGCCTAGCATGATGGATGCTGGATTGGCGATCTTGAATTCAAAGATCCAATCATCGCCGTCGCGCTGGGGCTGCGTGATATCTTCGGGCAGGCAACGCAGGCTGATGACTTGATTCATGGTCTCCCAGTTCCTTTGTTGATTACGGGCACGTTCCCAGTGCAGTCGATCAGTGATGATCTCGCCATTGTCGCGCTGATAAGGAAGACGCTGGGGCTTGTAGTTGTTGCGCACACCAGTGGCAGTGATGTCGAAACGTGTGCGGCAAGATATAGTCACGCTCATGGCGTGGTATTTAACGGCAAAGAAAAACCCGGTGTTGAAACCGGGTCTTCCTTACAACACAGTGTTGTGTGGCTATTAGGCCAGCTTGAAGCCAGGGTTGGTTACAAGCGTGCCAGTGACGTCGATACCAACTGTGGTACCGTCGCTGCTGGTGACCTGGACGTTGCCCGCTGTGCTACCGTTGGTGATAGCGCGGATCTGTGTCTGCAGATCAGCCGCAGTGTAGGCATCGTTGGGGTACAGAGCATAAGAGATCTGACCTGTGTCGTCGCCTTCCACTTGGTAGATAGCAATGGTCGCGGTCTGCTGGATCGACTGGTTGAGGATCTGCACGAGACCGGGATCAAACACACCCGAGGTGTATGTGCCCAGCTCATCACGGAGGTCAATCGCAGTACCACCGGTGTTCTTCACGAGGACCTTGAAGAAGTTGAGCTTGGGACCTTGCATTTGAACCAGCGCATCGGTGGAACCGATGTTGCCGGTCTGGGGACCATTGTTGACATCCAGCGCAAATACTGGTTGAGCGTCACCATTGAAACGATAAAAAACAGCCATTTCTATTCTCCTAATTTATGGGCGTCTAGCCCTACTTTTATTTAGCCAGAAGCAGCCAAAACTGCCTATCTGGGATTGTTTTGCTGCACGTTTTGGGCGCTGAAAACGCCGCGATTCACCAGCTTGACCAAGCCACGCGGTGTGGGGATAACGAAGCCCTCACCTTCGGGTCTGCCCGCGGTGCTTTGCTTGAGTCCCTGTACCTGTGATTCCAGCTGCTGTGCCATGTTGAGTTTGGCTTGATATATGCTGTCCCAGATCTGCATGAGGCCGGTGTAGGCGGGGCTGGGTTGGGGTTGGTTTTGCTTGTCCAACATGTACAGGGCGCCGGGCAGATTTTGTGTGCGGGCATCATACTGTCCTTGTTCGTTGGGCGTGCCAGTGACCAAGGCCCGATACTGCTTGGCGCTGATGTTTTTTTGCAGCCACGAATGCAAGGACTCCTGTGTGCCGCCTGTGACGCGCTGGTTGAAATAGGTCTGGATGCGCTCGCGCGTGCTGGTGGGCAGGGTGTTCAGCAGTTGGTCCACGGCCTTGCCATATTTGCTGACCGCGGCCTTGGCGTTCTTGATCTGGGCCGCTGGCATCTGCAGGCGGAAATTGATGCCCACATTGGGACGTATGATGTCTACGCCGCCCGGTACATTTTCCAGCCCGGTACCGTCCCAGACCTGGGCTTTTTTATCGCCTAGGTTGGCGAACTTTTGATGCACCACCACGCCGCCGGTCTTGTCGCCTATGGTGCGACCCAGCTGGCTGTTGACCGGCACTGAGTATTCCACGGTGTTGGGACGGAAACGATATTCGCCCTGCTGTGGTTCCAAGCGTCCGGCCCACATGAGGTCGCCCCAGTAAAAGCCTGAGCCCCGGGTGGCAGCATCCAAACCGGGCCATATGGCTTCGATCTTGGGATATAGATCTCCGCGCAGTCGTCCCGATGCCTTTTGCTGATCATAACGCTGCCAGTCCGCGGGACTTTGTGCAGCGAAGCCGGCATCAAACATGTATTTGTCCATGACAGCCAAGCGTCCATTGGGCAAGCGACCCCAGACCAAGGCTGGTTTGCCATCCCACTTGATGGTGGTGGCGCCGGCATTTTTTACCGCGCCTTCGAGATCAGCGATGGCCTGGCCAGCGCCGGCTGAGCCCTGCAAGAACACGGCATCTTCGGGATGCGGGATACGAGGATCTTTCTTTTCCTCGGCCTCAATGATGACCTGCATGCCCATGTTGACTATGCGATCTCGCAGTCGTGCCATGAAGTTGACGTCGCTCTCACTCATGGGAGTGTCGGGCTCCTGCAGCCCTTCGCGCTCTAGATAGCCACGGAAGTCTGCCAGCTTGGCATCGCGCCGGGGATCCTTGTCCAAGGCACGATAAATGCTTTCCACCGAGCGCAGATCTGCCCGTGTGTGTCCCGGGCCCAGCAGAGTCTTGGCCACCACATCGGGATCCTGCCCACCCTTGACCAGCTCATTGTCGGCGCGGTTCAGCATGCCGTTGCCGCCCACTTTGAGGTTTAGGCTCTTGGCCAGGCTCGACAGCAGCACATTGCGGTGCATGCCTTTGTAGTTCTGGCTGCTGCCGCTCATGTAGAACTTGGCCCAGGCCGTGGCTTCGGGCGATGCATAAAAGTTGAAATCTGTCTGAACATAGCCACGCTGGGGGTCTCCGGCTATGGGTGTGCGAAAGTGCAGCTCACCGGCTTTCTTGATCCACTCACGTGGGTCCAGGCCCTGGCGGTTCAACCAAGCCAGCAGGGTTTGATACAACTGATCCTTGGTCACGCCCGTGACCACGAGATCCACGTCACCGCTGTCGGTCCTGCGACCTGTACTGCCAAGCCAGCTGGTACTGACCCCTTCTTCGTCGCTTTCTTTGCCCGTGAGATCCAGTCCAGTAAGCTGCTCCAGCCACTGGATCGTGGCCGGTACATCGGCTTTCTGGATGCGTTGGGTCAGCGGTTGGCCCTGGGCGTCCTTGAATACATTGCCGCCTTCATTGATCCGCATCGGTACGCCTGACTGAACGTGTGAATTTGCCGGCATCCTTGGCGCGTATCGCGTTGAGCAATTTGCGCACGAGATTTTCGGCTTGATCTGCGGGATATGCCGCTTCGATCTGTTCCACCAAGCGTATGGCGCTGGCGATGACGTTGGAAGCACGGCTTTCTATGATATAACGGCGATCACGCGCGGCATATTTTTCACTGTATATGGCGTCTAATTCTTCTAGGATGCTGCGTGTCTTTTTTTGCATGTTTTTGTGGGCCTCATGATATTTATACAGGATACCTAACCAAATATGCTTAAATAGATCTGCTCACTATGGCTCTTAAAAATCCCAATTTCTGCGTGATGCCTTGGTACAGCCATGAAGTGCTGTCACCGGGCATGGGCCGTCACCGTGGACATTCCACACCTTGCTGTTTGCTGCCAGAAAGGTACAACAAACAAGCATTTGAACAGGCCATGCGAGAGGGCAAGAAGCCACCCGAATGCGAAAAGTGCTGGACCTTGGAATCGCAAGGCATACGCAGCCGGCGACAGCAAGAAAACGAATTTCTAGATTACAAGCTGAATCGCGACATTGAGCTGATCGAGCAGGATGTAGAACAAGGACGCAACAAAACACTGGTGTATCAAATCATGACCAGTAATCTGTGCAACCTCGCCTGCGTGACCTGCAACGGCGCCTATAGCACCAAATGGATCGCTATGGAAAAGCGCATGCACATCAATCGTCATCGCCCCTATCAAGCAGATCTAGACCAGCTGGGCATCGACTGGGCCACGGCTCGAAGATTGACGTTACAGGGTGGCGAGCCTTTGATCGATCCCAGCACAGAACAGGCACTGTCGCGGCTGTTGGACTACGGCAACACCGACTGCTCCATCAGTTTTGTCACCAACGGCAGCATGACGCTGAGTCCATCCCTACTGGCCATGATGCAGGAATTCCAGGATCTCAACATCTGCATCAGCATAGATGGCTTGGAGTCGGTGTTTGAATATCTGCGTTGGCCACTGTCTTGGGATGTGATGCTGAAAAATTTGGAGCAATATCGACAGGCCACTCCGCTGTTGTCAGTGAGCTACACCATCAGTGCCCTGAATGCTCTTTATTATGACGACACGCTGCGATGGTTTGCCAGCCAAGGTCTGCGACACAATCACAATCTAGTTTATTATCCGCAGTGGGCTGGATTTGCTTCTGCTCCAGTGGCGCTGAAACAGGCCTTGGCCGATCATGAATTTTTTGGACCCATGGTAGAAATCACCGGGCAGGAACTCACCGCGGAAAAGTTCGCTGCCCGGTTAGAGGCCCAGGACTATGTCAAGAAAACCAACTGGCGGCAGAGCCTGCCTGAGTTGGCCGCGGTGTTGGGACTGTGATCACTGACGATCAAACGTGAGCTGGATGGTTCCACCCTGCTCAAATTGATTCCAGGCCAGGATCTCTTTGCCACCATTGACGGTCTGCACAAACACCACACCATTGGCGTTGGCAGTCATCTTGATGCTTTGACCGTTGGGATCCATCCAACCGCGATCCACCCACACACCAGCTGTGGGACCGAATGCTGCAGAACCCTGCATGAACCATACGTTGGGTTGCTGCCAAAACTTAAGAGCATTGGTGTTGTTGTTGTCTGACGTGGTCCAGCTCCAGCTCTTGCCCGGTGCTATAGTGGTCAGGTCGCCCACAGTGTTGTGCGTGACAGTGATGTTGTAGTCGGTGTTGTTGTTGATGACCAAATTGGCCTGCCAGGCATGGGCAGCCACACTAAATAAACCTAGTAGAAAACTCAGTAACACTTTTTTCATAAATTTTTCCTCCACAACTATTTAAGGCACCTTATGGCAACTGAACTAGAACAGATCGAAAGTCTCATGGCCCAATTCCGCAGGCCTTGTCCTGCAGACGAGCGCTACCAGCAACGGCTGGTGGAAGAATTTGGCATCATCATAAACCAGCGTTTCACGGATTACTTCCTAAAGATACGCCAGGTCTTGGATCTCAACGCCGACATACCACACATGACGCGCGGCAGCGCAGGCTCCAGCTTGGTGTGTTATCTCATGGGCATCACCGACGTGGATCCCATGGAGTGGAACATACCCCTGGCGCGATTCCTAAATCCTTTTCGAGATGACTTGCCTGACGTGGACATTGACGTGCCACATCATCAGCAGGAACTGGCCATGCAGCGCATATTTGACGCATGGCCCGGCCGCACAGCACGCATCAGCAACTACGTGATGTACAAAGAGAAAAGCGCCCGCCGCGAAGCAGTCAAGCGCCTGGGTGTGCGCGGTCGTTTGCCCAAGGAAATTGACTATCACAAACTGGGCGTGGACGTGGAGGAAGCGCAGCGCATTGAGCGCAAGCTCATTGGTAAGAAACGCTGCCTCAGCAAGCACTGTGGTGGTGTTATCGTGTTTGATCGCAAGCTGCCCCAGAGCCTGTTCCGCGACGACAACCTCATACTCTTGGACAAAAACGAAGTAGAGGATCTTGAACATCTCAAGGTGGACATCCTGGCCAACCGTGGACTCAGCCAGCTCATGGAGATTGATGCCACGCGCGGTGTACACGAATATCCGCACACTGATGAAGCCACAGCGGATCTCTTGGCTCGCGGAGACGTCTTGGGTGTGACGCAGGGCGAATCTCCTGCCATGCGGCGACTGTTCCGGGCCATACAGCCCACGTCGGTGCATGACTGTGTGTTTGCCACGGCCCTGGTGCGGCCCGTGGCCGTGGAAGGACGCAAAAAGGCATCGTTCTTCCATGACTGGACACAGAAGACCGTGCAGGACTCGGCCATAGTGTGCGAAGACGATGCCATAGAAAAGATCATGCGGCTGATCTCTGTCAACGCCTATGAGGCCGACATGTATCGTCGTGCGTTTGCCAAGCGCAACGAAGAAAAGGTCATGGAGTTCATGGCGCGCCTGGGCGACCATCCACGGCGTGAACAGATCCGCCAGGAGATGCAGAGCCTGTCAGGATTTGGACTCTGCCGTGCGCATGCCGTGAACCTGGGTCGATTGATCTGGGCCCTGGCCTATCACAAGGCACACAATCCACGCGAGTTCTGGCGCGCTGCGCTGCTGCACTGCCAAGGCAGTTACGCCCGTTGGGTCTATCGCAACGAAGCCAAACGAGCAGGCTGGGACCTACGTGACCTGGGCTTTGACAACTGGATCACCGAGGATCCCGTGGAGAGCTTCCTGGAGCACGGTGCATGGAACTCGCCGGGCTTCTTGCCCAACATGGGTGTGCGCGGTCTATATCTAGATCACTATGAGTTTGCCGGCATCGTGGCCAACAGCCGCGTGTTCCGTCGCGACAAGAAGCAGTACATACATTTCATCACACTGGGCGTGGGCGAAGGTGAATACGTGGATCTCATCGTGGATCGGCCCATCAAGTATGGTGCTGGTTCAGTGATCGTGGGCAACGGGGAGATGCGCAGTCGCGATGGTAGCCAGTTCCTGCAATGCCACAGGGCCAACGTCAAGGCCCTGCCCATACACCAATATCTCAGCCCTGCTTGATCTGTCCCAACAGTTGCTTGAGCTTGGCGCTCTGCACTTCCGCAGTGATCTTGCCAGGCTGATCGGCCACAGTGGCGTTGGCTTCGCCTTCCGCGATGCGGCTGGTGGTCTTGATGCTTTCGTAGATGCTGGGCGCACGTTTCTTGAATTCCTGATAGCCTTCATCCTGTGCGAGATCACGTATGCGCAGGCTCTCGATGTCAAACTCCAGTTCTACCTTTTGCCCCACACCCGAACTTGAACGTGTTTTCATGAGCTGTAGCTGATAACGCCCACGTTCGCGCATGGCGCGCGATGTAAAGATACCAAACACATTGTCTGCTGTGTTGATCTTGGAGATACCACCCGAGATGTGGCTGTGGTCAAACTCGATCTCTTCCACGGCGCTGCGGTTCAACTGCGATGCTGTGACAAACAAGATGTTGAGTTCTTTGGCCAGGTTACGCAGCTCTTCACTGACGTACTTGTCCTTGACGAACAAGTCATTGGGCGATACCTTGGCGCTCACGGGCATCAGCAAGTCCAGGTAGTCCACACACAAAAAATCTGCCTTGAGACCTGTCTGGATCTGCAGTTCCTTGAGATAGGCGCGGATATCGTTTACAGTGCTCTGGGCCGGCATGTACTTGATGCGCATCTTGCCGGCTTTTTTGCCCATCATCTTGATCTTCATCTCCACGGTGTCAAGGTCCCGGAAGATTTCTTTCTGCGCTGTGTTGGTCAGCATGCCATCGATGCGCATGGAACACAGTCCTTCACTCAGTTCCAGCGTGATGTACACACCGTTGAGCCCGGCTTCCACCCAATTCACGGCCAAGTTCTGCATGAACAAACTCTTGCCCGACCCCGACCCGCCGGCAAAGATCTGCAGCTCGCCGCGATTGAATCCGCCATACAGCAGTTTGTCCAGGGCCGGCCATCCGGTGCTGTTCTGTCCGTTGTTGTTTTTCAGGGCCAATAACCGCGCACGTGGATCAGCAAAGTAGTCAGTGCCCATGTCCTTGGTGAGACTGATCTGCACAGCATCCTTGATGAGCTTTTCCACGGGATCAAACTCGCCCTTTTCCAAGAGATCCGCGGCCTTGAGTATGGCCCGCTCCAGTTCCTGGCGCTTGGTAAAGCACTCAAACTCTTCCATGAACCAATCAAAGTGGCCATCATTGAGCTCGGGTATGGTATCCAATCGCACTGCCGTGGCCGCGGTGATCTGCGCACGGTCCGGCATGGTCTTGTGCTTGTCACAGTGTTCCTTGATGAACTTGGCAGCCGAACGCAGGCTACGATCAAAGTTTTCTGGATTGTAGATGTTTTGCACACGCACATAGCTCTGTGCGTCCTGCAGCATCATTTCCAAGAACAGTTTCTGTACATCAACGCCGTAGTCTTTTAGCAAGTTGTTTCTTCCTGAGTTCAATGCGTATGCGGCTGGTCTCCCGAGCCTGCATGATAGTTATCAAGGTCGCCAAGCGTCCCATGGAGATCACAGCGTCGTTGACGTCCTTGACATGATCTGGCCACTCGGGCAGGCTCACGGCCCATCCCAGTTCCAGGGCTCGGTCCACCAATTTCATGCCGGCATCATCTTGATCCGGCACCACAGTGATGTCGCGCTCCAGGCTGCGTATCAGGCGCGCCTGTGCATCGTTGATCTCGGCGTGCAGCACCGCCAGACCGCCGATGCTGAGAGCATCAAACACACCTTCCACCACCAGCGCATGCTGCCACGTGGGCCGCTGTAGATCAGTACCAAACACGAAACCCGGCTGCATGTCATGGATGTAGCGCGGGTTCCGATCATCAAAAAACCGCCGGGTGTGGCCCACGATGCGTCCGTCATAGGTGAATGGTATGATCACCCCTTGGCGCGCCACGAACTTGTCCTGAGCTCCGCCGTGTATCATGCCACAGGGATAGTCCTGGGGCACACAGCGATCCCGGAGATACTGCCAATGCTGGGGCATGTTTTCATCGATCAGCACAAACTCTTCGGGCAAGTCGCGGTCTTCGAATTCAATGCCCTGCACCACATTGGCGGTGCGCTGCCGATCATCCAAGATGCCCTGCATGCTGCGATGGCGCAGGCTCTCTAGATTGATGCGCTCGATTTCTTCCTGTGGAACGTTCATCCAGGACAGCAATCGTCGCGCCTTGAAACTGATGTTGCGTCCCAGTATGAAACTGGCAGTGAACCCACAGTTGAAGCAGTGATAGCTCCAGCCCTGATCAGTGACTTTGATGCCGCCGCGTTGCCGGCGATCTGCGCTTTCGCCGTTGTGTATGCAACATGGAGCATTGAAACTGATCCAACCCGAAGCAGTCTTTTTGCGTCGTCCGGGCAGGTAAGAAAGTACGTCTATCACCCTGCTAGTATAGCATCGTCTATGTGTTTTTGCAATAGATCAGCGATCATGACATGACCCAATTCATTGGGGTGTCCGTCGGCGCAGCGCAGACCCTCGCCCTGGGCCGTGAGCCAATGGTCTAGGTCCTGATCGGGCCAGGCCAGACTGGGCACTGTGACCGACCGTGGTGGTGTCATGATGTTGAACATCACCAGATCCAGGTCTTGCCGCAGTGCGATACCGTCCACGCTCATGACAGTTTGTTGATAATTGAGTTGGCGTGTTTCGGGACAATCGGTCAAGGTCCAATGTTGTTGAACCATCTTGTGCCACTCACGGGGCACAGCACTGGCACCAGCATGCACCCAGGCACTGTGTACATGACGATTCCAAGGTGGGTCGCTGCCAAAGCTCTTATGTTGGGGGTTATAGAAACTGGTGCGATTGGCTTCGGTGAGTCCAAACAACACCAGGCATCTCTGAGCGGGATCTCGATTGTCCAACCACCACAGCAGGTTCCACACAGCGCTCTGCATGCTGCTGCCGGGAAAACCAAAGTTGTCCAGCTCAGCACCAAGGCGTTGTGCCAGCACGCCGGCAAAACAATGCGCCAGCCTGTAGGCGTCGTTCTGCACGAAACAGGTATGGGCCTTGGGATCCTGTGCCAGCAACTGGGGGTCTAACAGCTCGTCGCCGTAGATCCAGCTGTCACCAAAGGCCACTATGCGATCAAACTTCATCGGTAAGTGATGGTTTCTACGTTGCCTGATGTGACGTCGAATTGCAAGCGGATGTAAGGGTGGAAGCCTTCCACGTTGATGCCCAGCCGAGTGGTGCTGTCAGTGAAGTCTTTGTGTGTGACCACGTTGCCGGTGTTGAGATCCTGGAAGTCCACATTATACCATTCCACGGTCTGTGCTATGGCGTCCGATGATCCCTGCACACGCAGGCTGCCGGTGAAATCCACGCTGTCCAGCTGGAACGTGGTGAGGCGGGATCCGCCCGTGGTCAGGGTGCTGCTGTAGTAGATGCTGCTGTCAGGCGCTTGGCTGGGTATGGTCAGCTCTTGGCTGGCCACAAAAGATGGGAAAACTGAATCCACGATGTCTATGTCGCCGCGAGCACCAGCATAGTCGTCGGTGAACACAGCTTGATCCAGCACACCACTGGATATTTCCAGGCTCCAGCTGGCGGGCTGTGCTTGGAACCTCAAGGTGTCTGCGGCAGGTATAGTGACCTTGGCGCGTCCCAGGGCATTACTGAGACTCACCAGTTCCTTGGCATACAACAGGTTGTCACCGTTCTGGCTGATGATCCTGAATGTAAACGTGGCGCCTGTGATGTTGACAGGTTTTTGATCTTGGTTCTGAAATTGGAATAATATAACATTGTCCACACCAAGATTGAGTTTTAGACTTTTTGCATACACAGGCTTCCACCTCCGGTCAAATGTGGCACCGACTCCCGAGATGTCTACCAAAAGCACCGTCTGGATTTGTTGATATAAATAGGCGGGGGTCGAGTACATAGGGTTCTCCACTGATATTTATGGGTGATAACATACTTAAAACACTGAATGAACGCTACCCATTTATGACTATCTGCATGTACGCCGGCAACGAGTACATCGGCGTAGTACAAAATCGCGACGATCAAGTCACCACGCTGTATGACTTTGGGCGCATAGCACAGGCCGAGCTCAAAGCCAGATTCCTGGAACTGGCCAGTGATTGGTGGTGGGAAAGCAACCGCAGCATACCCATCAATATCTTTCTCAAGCAGGAATGGGAGCCATTCCGCCCGTTCCTGCTGACCTTCAACAACAAAGATCTAACCATACTGCACGGGCCTGTGTGCAGCCTCAGCAACATCAGCCGGCGCAAAAGCAAGCGCCGAAGCATCACGCTAGTCCGCAGTCTCGATTAGGTTCATGTGCAGCGCCACCAGTTGCGCATAGCCCACGCTGTGGCTTTTCTTAAACACGAAACCGCGGCTGTCATCCCCGTCCCAGACCGATGCAAA